GGGAGGATGTACGCAACCCCCTCAAGGGCGCCAAGCGTGGGCGCAAGTCGAGGGCAGAGGAGCCCAGCCGCGTTGAGCTTCGCGTCTACGTGAGCACCCAGGAGGCCCAGGCGATTCAGGAGACTGCCCACATGCGGGGCGAGAGCGTGAGCGCCTACCTGCGGTTCTGCTACGAGGACCGGCAGCGCCTCAAGGTGCGGGAGGCCATCCGCCGCGCCGAGCGTGACCACTCAGCGACCACTCTGGCCGAGGCCAGGGCCGAGGATGCCGGCGGCTACTGACGCCCACCACCACCCCGGCGGCACCCATGATCGGGTGCCGTCTTCGTTTGGGGTATTTGCAGATCGGGGTGTTGCCGGGCTACCCTCGGCACATGCCCACTGATCTCGCCGTTAGCGACCCCTGGCTTGTGCGCGTGCTCCGCGCCATGCGTGTCATCCCAGCCCAGGAGCAGGACCACCTCGCCGGGGCAGACTTCGCAGATGGCCAGCCCGCCCCCAAGGGCTACGGTGCCAAGCAGGCGATGAGCGCATACCAGGCATTCCCCTGGGTGCAGGCTGCCGTGTCCGCCATCGCGTCGGACCTGTCCAGGCTGCCCATCGTGGCACAGCGCGGGCGGGGCTCTGACGCTGAGCGCGTGGACGCCCACCCCATGCTCGACCTCATGGACCAACCAAGCTCAAGGGTGTCGGGTGCGTTCTTCCGGCGGCAACTGGTCACGGATTATGCCCTCACCGGCTATGGCTTCGCTCTGGTGGTAGGGGAACGCGAGCCCACGGCCCTACTACGCCTTCACCCCGAGCGGTCGACTGTGGTGCCCTGGAGGGACGGCCAGCCGGGTGCGGTCCAGTACGACCGGGGCGGCTCGGTGGTGGAGTACCCGTGGGAGCGGGTGATGTGGTTCCGCACTCCGAGCTGGGAGGATGACCCGTCGGGCCTCTACGGCACCAGCGCGATCCGCACCCTGCACAACGACCTCCAGGCCGACGAGGCCGCAGCCAAGAGGGCCGCTGAGGTGGCCAACACTGGCCGCCCCAATGGCGTGTTCAGCCCCAAGCATGAGGGCGACATGTGGACCAAGGATCAGATCGCCGTGATGCGCGGAGGCTACGACCGGCAGTTTGGGCCGGGTGGCTCCCGCAAGAGCGGGGCCCTGTTCCTCGGTGGCGGTGCGGACTACACCCCCTTCGGGTGGAGCCCCCGCGACATGGAGATGACGCAGCTCCGCACCTGGGTGCGTGACGCGACCCTGGCCACCTTCGACGTGCCGCCCACCCGCGTGGGCATCCCCTCAGCGAACTACGCCACCGCCCGCGAGGAGGCCAAGCACTACTGGCAGGGGCTCCAGGGACGAGCCGCCATGCTCGACGGTGAGCTGACCCGGATCGCCCGCCTCTTCCCAGGCATGGACGACGTGCGGATCAGCCACGACTTCAGCGGCGTGGAAGCCTTGCAGGAGAGCCGAGCCGAGCGCGTGCTGCGTGTCCGCACCTGGTGGGACATGGGCCTGACCTTGGCCGACGCTGCCGCCTTCGAGGGCTTCAACGATCTGCCCACCTCCGACTTCGAGATCGAGGGCGACGACGCTGCGGCGATGCCAGCCGCTGGTGCCACTGCCGACGTGGCGAGCACTGCCCTGAACGGTGCACAGATCGCGAGCCTCTTGGAGATCCTGTCCGCCGTGTCGGAGGGCTCGGTGACCACCGACGCTGCGATCGCCCTGATCGGTGTGGCCTTCCCGACCATCGACGAGGCCGAGGCCCGGCGCATCGTTGCCGGGGCCGTGGCGGCCCCCACGCTGGAGGCCAAGGCCCTGCGGGTGTGGCTGCGCTCCATGGTGGAGGCGAACGGCCTGGCGCCCAAGACAGCCGGCCTGCGGGCCCTGTTCTTCAACGAGGACGAGTCGGGGGAGGCCGAGCCCTACCAGGCACCAGTGACCGAGGCCGAGCGTGCCATGGTGTGGCGCGGCTTCATCGACCGCCTGCACGGCCCCGCCGAGCGTGACATGACCCTGATCATGCGCCGGTTCCTCAAGGCCCAGAGCAAGCGGATCGCGAAGCGCATGGGTGCCGTCATGGGCAAGGGCGTGGTCACACGCAACATCTCAGAGGCTGACATCGCACGCATCATGGCCGCAGCCGAGGAGTCGGCCCTGATGACGACGGCCATGCGGTCGGCGATGCGGCGCGCCATCTTCAGGGCGTACAAGGAGGCGGCCAAGCAGGTAGGCACCCTTGGGGCCATCGAGCCAGCAGCGTTCAGCGAGATGACAACCGTGCAGCTCGCGAAGCTGGCGACATTCATGGGGCCCGCAACCGCTGCGGCGATCACCGAGATCGTCCGGCAAGGCATCACCGACGGTGCCACCATCGGCGAGATGCAGACCGCGCTGATCAAGTCGCGAGCCTTCAGCCCGGAGCGTGCCCTGCGCGTCGCCCGCACTGAAACGACCAAGGCCGTCAACGGCGCCGCTGTCGAGGCGTACAAGGACGCGGCCAGCCGGGGCATAGAGCTGACCAACATGTGGATCACCGCAGGCGATGAGCTTGTGCGCGACGCGCACGCAGAGCTTGGCGGCCAGGAGCGACAGCCCGGTGCCATGTTCGAGGTGGGCGGAGCGGCTGCCCAATCCCCTGGCGGCTTCGGGGTCGCAGAGCTTGACATCAACTGCCGGTGTAGCGTGATCGCCGTGCTGAAGGACTGACCATGGAAACGAAGACCAAAGCCATCATGTGCCGAGCACTCACCGACGGTGAGACAGGCCGCACGCGGGTGGTCGCATCCACCCCATCCGAGGATCGCTACGGCGACATCGTGAGCCCGCCCTGGAGCCTTGAGCGGTTCCTCGGCAACCCGGTGGTGCCCTGGGGGCATGACTACAACATCCCGCCGGTGGGCAAGGTTGTCGCCCTGGAGATGGACGGCACCGACCTGGTGGCCGAGATCGAGTGGGACGACAGCGATGCCAACCCGCTCGGCAAGACCGTGGCCCACCAGTTCCGCACCGGCTTCCTCAACGCTGTGTCCGTGGGCTTCGCGCCCGGCGAGTCTGTGGCCCGTGCCAGCCTCCCCGATGGCGACCCACGCAAGGCTGAGCGCGGCATGGTCTACACCGGATCTGAGCTTCTGGAGATCAGCGCGGTGAGCATCCCCGCCAACCCCGAGGCCCTGGCCATCCGAGCCATGCCGACCGAGGGCAAGGAGGAGGCCCTGCTGTCCATCCTGCGGGATGACCCCGAGATGCGCGCCGCTGCCGAGGGCCTGCTGCTGGCTGCCCCTGCCCCCATCAACGATCCACTTGACTGGCTGTCTGACGGCCAGGATGAGAACCCACTGGCCTGGCTGCTTTGACAGCCGGGTCGCCTTTGCACTATTGATAACCCTGAGACAATTTGCATCTCAGACCCCACCGGAGACTACACCATGTCTGACATCCTCAACGACCGCCTTGATCTGTCCACACAGGACAGCGCCAAGAAGGCACTCACCGACATCCACACCGCCGTGCGCGACATGCAAGGCGACACCATCCCCAAGGGCACGATGGACAAG